CTGTCGCAGCCACTGTCACTACTCTGACTGCCGACGACATCATGAAGCTGGTCTATGCACTGAAGCGCCCTTACCGCAAGAACGCCAAGTTCATCCTGAACGACCAGACCATCGCAACTATCCGTACCTTCAAGGACAACAACGGTGCCTATATGTGGCAGCCTGCTCTCACTCATGGTGAGCCTGACCGTCTGCTCGGCTATGAAGTCCATACTTCTCCGTTTGCTCCTGTGGATGCTATCGCCTTCGGTGATTACAGCTACTACAACATCGGTGACCGTGGTACTCGTTCCTTCAAGCAGCTCAACGAGCTTTTTGCCGGTAACGGCATGATTGGCTTCGTTGCCAAGGAGCGCGTCGATGGCAAGCTCATCCTGCCTGAAGCAGTCCAGATTCTGAAGGTCAAGCCTGCTACTACGACTTCCAAATAAGTGAGCGCTGATATGGATGGACTCGTGTGAAGCGGGGTCATCCTCTTTTATGGAGGTATCGCTATGCTGATAACACTGGACGAAATCAAGAACTACCTCCGTGTGGACTTCGATGACGACGATGCTCTGCTGACAGCGCTCCTTGCTTCTGGCCAGCAGCTCTGCATGGATGTGGCCCGCATCACGGATATAGCCGTCTTCGAGGCTGAGCCAAATGCACGAATCGCAGTCATGTATGCTGTGGCCTATATGTATGAGCATCGTGAGGAAGCTGACCACAAAGCACTGACACTCACACTCCGGGCTTTACTGTTCGGATGCAGACAGGAGGGATTCTGATGAACATCGAATTACTGAACGTCCGCATCTTCATCTCCAAGAACGAAGTGGTCACAGATTCCATCGGCAACCGCAAAAACCTCTGGACAGAATACTATACCTGCTATGCGACCATAAGCGCCGAAGCCGGTAAGGAAGAAACGGATGCCGGACTGTTGGTAGATGATAGCAAAGTCGATTTCACCATCCGCTGGTGCAAAAAAACCGCTGCCATCACCTCCACCGGCTTCCGTGTCAAGTTCGGTGGTGAGCTTTATGACATCACCGCTGTCGACCACATGAATTACAAACGTAAGAGCATCAAGCTCTGCTGCCAGAAAGCGAGGCGATGACCATGCCACAGAAGGTCTCTATCGACGGTCTCGCTGCTGCCGTGATGGAGCAGCTGGATGAATATGCTGCACTGACCAATGAGGGCGTAAAGGCCGCAGTCAAAAAGACCGGTAACACTGTACGGGATGAGATTAAGGCCTCCGCACCTCAGCGGACTGGTGCTTATGCTAAGAGCTGGGCTGTGAAGAATACGAAGGAATCCTCCAATGGACTGGAGGTCACCGTGTATTCACGGAACCGCTATCAGCTGGCGCACCTTCTGGAATTTGGTCATGCCAAGCGTGGCGGTGGCCGTGTCGCCGGTCGTGCGCATATCGCTCCCGCCGAACAGCATGGCATCGAGATGCTGGAACAAGAGATTGAGAGGTGCCTGAAGGATGGATAAGCTACTGGAAATCATACAGGCGACCGGTATCCCTTTTGCCTATGACCACTTCGCAGAGGGAGAATCACCGGAACCGCCTTTTATCTGTTATCTGCTCCCGGCCAGCGATAACTTCGCTGCGGATGGAGCGGTCTACTTCAAGGTCAATGAAGTGCATATCGAGCTGTACACCGATTTCAAGGACTTGTCGGTGGAACAGAAGGTAGAGGCCGTGCTGGATGAGTACGGCATTTTTTATGAGAAGTCCGAAACATGGATTCCGAGCGAAAAGCTCTACGAAGTCCTATTCACATTTGAAATGGAGGCATAATCATGGCTAATAACAAAAGCAATAAGGTCAAGTATAACCTGAAAAATGTCCATGCTGCCAAGCTGACTGTCGGTGAAGATGGCACCTTTACCTATGGTACTCCGAAGGCCATCCCCGGCGCGGTCAGCATCAGCTTGGATGCCGAGGGCGACAGCTCTCCTTTCTATGCGGACGGTATCGTCTACTTCCGCTCCACTGCGAACAACGGCTACAGCGGTGATTTGGAGATTGCGCTCATCCCTGAGTGGTTCCGAACTGAAATCCTGAAGGAAGTCCTCGACACCAACGGTGTCCTTGTTGAGCATTCTGACATCATGGAGACTGCAAAATTCGCACTGCTCTTTGAGTTCGATGGCGATATCCGTGCCATCCGTCACGTCCTGTACAACTGCTCCGCATCTCGTCCTTCCATTGAGTCCGAGACCAAGGAGGACAGCATCGAGCCAGGTACTGAGAAGCTCTCCCTGACTGCCGACCCTCGCAGTGATGGTCTGGTCAAGAGCCGTACCGGTGACAACACTGAGGCCGAAACCTATCAGAACTGGTACAAAACCGTTTACACTCCTGTGGAACAGGCCGAAGGATAAGGAGGGCTAACTTATGTTGGAAAAGACGCTCACTATCAGCGGCAAGGAGGTCAGGTTCCGTTCCTCTGCAACGGTGCCTCGCCTCTACCGTATCAAGTTCAAACGCGATATCTTCAAAGACCTCGCCAAGCTGGAAAAATCCTATAAGGACAAGGCCAGTGAGGATGGCTCCACTCTGGAGATTGAGGATTTGGAGATTTTCGAGAACGTCGCCTACATCATGGCGTTCCACGCAGACCACAGCATCCCCGGCACTATCGATGAGTGGCTCGACCAGTTCGAGATGTTCTCCATCTATGAAGTGCTCCCTGAGATTCTGGAGCTGTGGGGAACCAATCTCATGACGGAGGTCGAGTCTAAAAAAAACTTAGCCGCAGTAGCCGGGAAATGACAACGCCGTTATTCCTCCTGCGCTGCACTGAGATAGGAATCTCCATCTCTGACCTCGACCTGCTCACTATCGGCCTCGTGCTGGATATGTGGACGGAAAAAGGTAATGATGGCGCTACTTATCAAAAGGTCGCTACACAGGAGGATTTCGACAAATTCTAAAGGAGGTGTCGCCTTATGGCTAACAGAATCAAGGGTATTACTGTTGAAATCGGCGGCGATACCACAGGACTGGAAAAGGCCCTTAAGTCGGTCAATACGACCATCAAGTCTACACAGTCTGCTCTGAAGGATGTCAATAAACTACTGAAGCTCGACCCTTCCAACACCGAATTGCTCTCTCAGAAGCAGAAGCTCCTGAAGGATGCAATCGGTGCGACCAAGGAAAAGTTGGACTCTCTGAAGCAGGCACAGGAACAAGCCAAGCAGCAGCTGGAGAACGGCACCCTTGGACAAGACAAATATAATGCCCTGCAGCGCGAGATAATCGAGACCGAACAGGAACTACGCCGCCTGCAGGAACAGGCAGCTACTACAAATACGGCGCTGGAAAAGATGGATGTCATCGGCTCCAAGATGGAGTCCGTTGGTAATTCCATCAGCAGTGCAGGCCAAAAGATGATGCCGCTCACTACTGTTATCGGTGGGCTTGGCGTCGCAGCAGTCAAGACGGCAGCAGACTTCGATTCAGCGATGAGTCAGGTCGCTGCCGTTTCTGGTGCTACCGGCGATGACCTGCAGGCCCTCCGGGACAAGGCTCGAGAAATGGGTGAAAAGACCAAGTTCTCCGCGTCCGAAGCTGCCGAAGCGATGAACTACATGGCGATGGCAGGCTGGAAGACTGAGGACATGCTGGGTGGCCTTGACGGCATCATGAATCTTGCCGCTGCCTCCGGTGAGGACTTGGCGACGACCTCCGACATCGTAACAGATGCCCTGACCGCCTTTGGCCTTTCCGCATCTGATTCCAGTCACTTTGCTGACATCCTCGCTGCCGCGTCCAGCAATGCCAATACCAATGTCAGCATGATGGGCGAAACCTTCAAGTATTGTGCGCCTATCGCTGGTGCGCTGGGCTTTTCCGCCGAGGACACCGCAGAGGCAATCGGCCTGATGGCCAATGCTGGTATCAAGTCCTCTCAGGCAGGTACCGCGCTCCGTACCATCATGAATAACCTTACCGGCGAGGTCAAAATCAGTGGCGCCGCCATCGGCGATGTCACGGTCGCTACGACGAATGCAGATGGCAGCATGAGGAGCCTGTCTGATATCCTCGCAGACTGTCGTACAGCTTTCGCGGGCCTGTCCGAATCTGAAAAGGCCAATGCTGCAGAATCGCTGGTCGGCAAGAATGCCATGTCCGGCTTCCTCGCCCTGATGAATGCAGCTCCTGCCGACATCGACAAGCTGAGTAGTGCCATCGACAACTGCGATGGTGCCGCTGAGAACATGGCGAATGTCATGCAGGATAACCTTTCCGGTCAGCTCACCATCCTGATGAGCCAGCTTCAGGAGCTTGCCATCTCCTTCGGTGAGATACTGATGCCTGCTGTCCGCAGCATCGTTACGAAGATTCAGGCCTTTGTGGATAAGCTGAACAGCATGGACGAAGGCACCAAGGAAGCCATCGTAAAGATTGGACTTCTGGTCGCTGCCATCGGCCCGTTCCTTATCGCTCTGGGTACGGTCATCTCCAAGACCGGTACAGCGCTCCGCACCTTTTCCTCTCTGGGCAAGGGAGTGCTGAAGCTATCATATAACTTCCAGAACGGCATCGGCCTTGCCGGTAAGCTCGGCACAGCGCTCGGTGGCATGTCCGCTCCGATACTCGCTATCGTTGCAGTCATCACCGTCCTCATCGCTGCCTTCGTCCATCTCTGGAACACCAATGATGGCTTCCGGGAAGCGATACTCGGCACATGGAGCAAGATAAAGGATACCATCACCGGCTTCTGTCAGGGTATCGTAGACCGCTTGAATGCGCTGGGCTTTGAGTTCGGCAGCATCATCGATGTGATAAAAGCAATATGGGATGGCTTCTGTGCTATCCTCGCGCCAGTATTCGAGGGTGCTTTCCAGCAGATATCCAACATCCTATCCGTGGTGTTGAATGTCATAACCGGCCTGCTCGATGTCTTTATCGGCATCTTCACCGGGAACTGGTCGCAGGCATGGACGGGCGTAAAGGAAATCTTCGGTTCCATCTGGGACTTCATCAAGAACTCCTTTACCAATATCTTGAACACCCTGCGTGGTATCGCCGACGTATTCCTTGGCTGGTTCGGCACCAGCTGGAGTGAGCTGTGGACTTCCGTCTCCACCTTCTTCTCGAACATCTGGAACGGCATAACCAGCTTCCTCTCCGGTGTATGGGAGACCATCAAGAATGTGGTGCAGACCGGCATCATGTTCATCGGAGCCATCCTCGAAGCGGCCTTTGACATCATCTCGCTGCCGTTCCGCTTCATCTGGGAGAACTGTAAGGAGACCATCACTTCCATATGGAATGCAATAAAGAATACCGTCTCCACCGTCATCAATACGATTGCCAGTGTGATTTCCACCGTGCTGACTGCTATCCAGAATGTGTTCTCCACAGTATGGACGGCCATCAGCACGAAGGTCTCTACGGTAATCAACTCGATAAAGACCACCGTCACTACCGTATTCAATGCCATCAAATCCACGGCCACTACGGTTTGGAATGGCATCAAGAGCGCCATCTCCACTGTGGTGGATGGTATCAAGACCAAGGTCAGCTCTGTATTCAACAGCGTGAAATCAACCGTCTCCTCCGTGTTCAATGGCATCAAGTCCACTGCAACCTCCGTGTGGAACGGCATAAAATCCGCTATCACGACCCCGATAGATGCCGCCAAGAATACGGTCAAGAGTGCGCTGGATAAGATAAGTGACTTCTTTTCCGGATGCAAGCTGCAGCTGCCGCATATCAAATTGCCGCACTTCAGCATTTCCGGCAGCCTGTCTATCAGTCCTCCGAGCGTACCGCACCTTTCTATCTCGTGGTACAAGAACGGTGGTATCATGACCAATCCGACCATCTTCGGCATGAACAGTAGCTCGCTCATGGCTGGCGGTGAGGCCGGTGCGGAAGCAATCCTTCCTTTGAAAGGCTTCTATGATAATCTCGAAAACATCCTGACCAACAGACTGGATATGTCCGGCATGGAGAAGTATCTCGCAGTCATCGCTGCCAACAGCAGCAAGGGCATCTATCTGGAGGATGGCACTCTGGTGGGCCACCTGCTCCCAGCCATCGATAGTCAGCTGGGTCAGGCACAGAAACTGAACAGGAGGTTGAGCCTATGAAGCCAGACGTAACAATCGAATCTGTTTCTATGAGCAGCATGGGCTGGCTGCGTGAGACAGTCAATCTACCAACACCGCAGTCCCAGACCGAGACCGTAGTGGTTCCCGGTCGCAATACTCCTATCCGTTTTTCCGAGGCCCTTGGACGTGTGTCTTATCAGCCTCGCACTTTTGAAATCACGCTGTCCATGTTGGGCAGTCGAGAACGCTTTAATCAGATGGTCAGTGAGGTGGTCAACCGCTTTGCTGGCCATCTCGTTTCTGTCGTTTACAGTGAAGAACCGGACTTTTATATGGTAGGAACACTGCAAGCTGCACCCACCTATGACTCGATGACCCATAAGGGCCAGCTGGTCTTATCCTGCTCTGATGGTGATTCCTACCGCTACCATACTGAGGAGACTATCTTTCGTATTTCCGGCAGCGGCACCATAAAGCTCGCAAACGACTTCATGCCAGTAGTCCCTATCGTAACGACTACAGCAGAGACCGCACTCTCATGGACAGTCGGAAAGGATACCTTCCACAAATCTGTCAGCGCCGGTACATGGGAGTTCCCTGAACTGGAGCTTCAGTATGGGGATAACACGATTACGGTGAGCAGTACTGGCAGTACCAGCTTCCGGTATAGGGAGGGGCGGTTATGAGCATCTTTCGTATCTATGTGGATGATTCGATTTTCTATCATCCGAGCCTTTCAAAGCTCGCCATCACGCAGGCGCAGGTATCCGAGGATGCTGAGAACATCGACAGCCTGACACTGGCGGCTCCGCATAACCATCC